GACTTCGTCGCAAACCGCCAGAACAACCTGTTCGAGGTTATGCAGACGGTCATCCACGATGGGCTGATTGCACGCGCAGGGCTTGCCAAAATGTTCTACGAAGAAAGCTCTGACAGCTACCTTCAGACCATCGAGGACGTACTGCCTGACGACTTCGACATGATGCTTGCAGAAGACAACGTCGAGATCGAGGAAGTCGAAGAGGACGCCTTGGGGAACTACAGTGGCACCCTTCGTATATACCGCGATACGTCAAAGGTTTGTATAGACGCCGTCGCCCCGGAAGAGTTCCTAATTGAACCGCAAGCCAAAGACTTAGACAGCATTACGTTTTGCGCACAGAGATACAAAAAGACGCTCTCTGAGCTCCGCGAGATGGGCTATGACGAGAAGCTCCTTGAGGACATCGGTGAGCATGACGACGTCGACCTAGAGACCGACCCAGAGGTCATCAGCCGCCACGAGAACATCGGCAGTGATCGAGGGTTTAACGTCAAAGGTTACCAAGACCAAGTCAGACAAGTGACCGTCTACGAAGCCTACATAATGCTAGACAAAATGGGCACTGGCGTTGCAGAGCTCTACAAAGTCATCAAGGCAGGCAACAGCTTGCTTGAGTGCGAAAGGTGCATGAGACGCCCCTTCGTCGCCTTTGTACCTCTGCCGATTGCCCATGCCTTCTATGGCTCGAACTTCGGTGCCAAGGTCATACCAATACAGAACGCCAGAACGGTGCTCACGCGGTCAATTTTAGACCACGCAATGATTACAAATAACCCACGTTATGTCGTCACCAAAGGCGGCCTCTCGAACCCAAGGGAGCTCATTGATAATCGCGTCGGCGGCATAGTGAACGTCACACGGCCCGACGCTATCAGCCCAATGCCACAGGCGGCACTCAATCCGTTTATCTTCCAGACCATCCAGATGCTCGATGAAGACAAAGAGGATACCACTGGTGTCTCTCGCCTGTCTCAAGGTCTCAACAAGGACGCCATCAGCAAACAGAACAGCGCTGCAATGGTTGAGCAACTTGCGACGATGTCTCAGCAGCGCCAGAAGATCATCGCTCGTAACTTCGCAAATAACTTCCTGAAGCCGCTCTATCAGATGATCTATCAGCTTGTCGTTGAGAACGAAGATGAGCAGAAGATAGTAGAGCTTGCAGGTAACTTTGTGCCAGTCAACCCCGGCACCTGGGCCGACAAACGTGACGTGCAGGTAGACTTACACCTCGGATACGGTGAGCAAGAACAAGAAGCTCAGAAGTATCTAGCGATACACGGCCTGATGTCTCAGGACCCTGTGTTGTCACAGATGTATACACCAGAGAACGCATTTAACCTTATGTCCACCGTTCTAGAGAACAACGGCATTAAGAACGTCAGTGACTTCTTGTCGCCACCTCAGCAGCCTCAGCCTGACCCTGCCCAAGAAATGCAGATGCAGGCCGCTCAGAAGCAGCTTGAGATACAAGAACGTCAGACAGCAGTGGCTGAGATGAAGGCACAAGCCGACGCTCAGATCGCTCAATTGAAACTCCAACTTGAGCAGTTGAAAGCACAACAGAGCTTCGCCATTCAGAGCGACAGCATGGACCTCAAAGAGGCTCAGTTGGAGCACAAACAAATGGTAGACACAGCAGAGCTTGAGATAGCTCGGACTGCCGACGATGTCAGGGCCATTGCCTCACCAACAGGATGATGACCCTACGACCGCGCAGACGAAACCCCATAGCCCAAGCGCTACGCACCCCACGGTTTCGTCCGCGCATCCTTAAGGACAAGACTAAAGTCCTGCCAAGGAAAACAAAGCATAAGAAGAGCAACAAAAAGGAGAGTTCAGATGTATCGTACTGATGAACAAGAACGTCTGATTAAACAAGGCGACGACGCAGAAGCATTACTTAGCACCCCGGCATTTCAGAATGTCTTAAACGCTCTGGTCGAAGGCACTTTTCAGCAGTTCGTCAATACGAAACCTGATGAGAGCAGCGCCAGAGAGAACCTTTACAACCACTATCGTGCCTTAGTCGACGTGGCGAACACTCTGAAACAGCAGACCGCTATCAGAGATCAAATCATGGAGAGCACTAATAAAGAAGGCGATAGCAGCCAAGAGGAAGAATAGGTCCATCATGAGTAACGACCAAACAAATCAACCTCAACAGTCGCAACAATCATTCGATGACATCGAAGATGCGGCAGAAGCCATCTTGGGTCGTTGGTCGGACGACGAAAGTCCAACCGACCGCGAGGACGAAGAGGCAACCTCGGAAGAAAACATCAAAGAGACTGATGCTTTCGAGGAATACGAAGAGGACGAAACTAACGAAGCCGAAGAGCCAGAAGAGGATACTTCAAAAGAAGAAGAAGAGGAAGACCTTGAGGCCCCTGACCAAGAAGACACCGCCGAAGACACGGATGACGAAGAAACCGAAGAAGAAGAGCTTGTCGAGCTCACTGACGAGACTTTGGTTGAAATCCCAGTCGATGGTGATGTCAAGCAGGCATCCATCAAGGAACTCAAACGGCTCTACGGACAAGAAGCAAGTCTAACTCGTAAGTCTCAAGAAACCGCTGCCAAGCGCAAAGAGGCAGACGAAGCCCTTCAGAGGGCTGATTTGTCATACAAGAAGCTTATCGAAAGAGCTCAGGCGCGTTTCAAGCCATATTCTGAAGTGGACATGTTAGTCGCTAGTCGACAGATGGACGCTACGGAGTTTGCGAAACTACGCCAAGAGGCTAGCGAAGCAGAACAAGACCTTAAGTTTTTAACCGAAGAAGCAGACGCCTTCTACAAACAGGCACAGACTGATTACTCTAAACAGCATCAGGCTGCCGCCCAAGAGTGCGTCAAGGTTCTTCAGAATGAACTGCCAGACTGGGGCAATGATCTATACAACGACATTCGCCAGTACGCAGTATCAGTCGGTCTTCCACAGGAACAAGTCGATCAATACGTCGACCCACAGGTCATTATGGTCCTCAATAAGGCGAGGCTCTACGACCAATCCAAAGCGGCTGCCGAAACCAAAAAGGGAAAAGCAGTGCTTGTAAAGAAGGCCAACAAGAAAACTAAAGTCTTGAGATCAAAGAAGGCACCACCGAGTGATGCAGATGTCCGTATTCAGCGCCAGAAGAAGGCTCAGAATAAACTACGGTCAAACGCATCTATGAGTGGTGACTTAGATGACATAGCGGATGCCTTGATGTCGCGGTGGGAGCAATCCTAACCCAACAACAACACCAAGAAAGGAGCCATAAAGATGGCCCTCTACTCGACTTACGACCAAGTGGGACGGAAGGAAGATGTATCGGACATTAACTAAGAATGGTGTCCTTTCAGAGTAATCTGTCAAAACAAACCGTGTGAACTCAGGGAACACCCTCCGGGGCAATCCTGAGCCAAGCCCTAGAACTCTAGGGAAGGTGCAACGACTATCCAGAGATGGAGTAGGACCAAGTGGTCCGAAGCGCACGGCCCCAGTGACCACTGGGAGATGATATAGTCTGATCTGCAGGGCATAACCTGCAGCAGCCTTCACAGGCGGCCTGAGATTAACGCACTCAGGTGAACATAAAGCATTTCTGATATTACGCCCACAGATACCCCATTCTTTAGCATGATCCGTTCCGAAAAGGTTTCGGCTCGTACTTTTGAATGGCTAGAAGACAGCCTTAACTTCAGGGCCGCTGCTTAGTAATAGGCAGATGACAACTCTGTGAACTCAGGGAAACTCCTAACACTGCAAGGTGAGGACAATCCTGAGCCAAGCCCCATCAGGGGAAGGTGCAACGACTATCCAGTAATGGAGTAGGACCAAGTGGTCCGAAGCGCAGAGCATCCTCAAACAAAGGATGATGATATAGTCTCATCTCATGTGAAAGCATGAGCAGTCGAAAGACGGTCTAAGTGTAACGAACTTAGGCGAAGATAATGTGCAGCAGCCGCAAACAATGCGGCAATCGAAGGCGCGGACGCAACAATGGCAACATTGACCGCCGCTACAAGTCGCACCAACAACACGCAAATCCTGACCAAGGCTTTCCAAGTAAGTGCAACAGCAGACGCTATTGCCACTTATGGCCGTGCCAAGGAAACCGCGTATCAACTTGGGAAAGCGCTTAAAGAGATCGATGGTCTCCTCGCTGCGTAATCAGCGAAGCAAAACTATGTGAATTGACTGGGAAGCTAAGTCGAAAGATATGCTAATCAGCAGCCAAGCTAGTCAGGGATGGCTAGAAGGTTCAGAGACTAGGTCATACGATCCAGAACGGATTATGAAGACCCACGAGTGCATAGGACCCTATCAACAATGTTGAGGGTTAAGATATAGTCCGACACTCCGTTGAAAAGCGGAGAGCTAAGGATAAAGAGCCTTAGCGTAACTTGTGCAAGCGCGATCTAGAGAGAGCTTACGTTGGTGTCGACAATGCAGCCGTCACTGGCTCAGAGAGTGCCGCTCGTGAGATGGCATCTGCAACTCAGCAGATTTCAAATTCGACCGACGCCGGGAGCAATGCAACAGACGCCCTTACAGAGGCAAAATTACTTGTTGCAGGTCAGGCTGCGTTCAACGCCGGGTCAGACCCAAGTGTCTTCATGATCAAACCTGCCGACGCCCAAATCGTCGCAGGATTTGCAGCGTCATCTGGACGTAACCGTGAGTTCGCTCAGACCAAGCAGTTGGTCAATGTGATCGACCTCTATGTTAGCCCGTTAAAAAACCTAGCGGCCTAGTAGAGCAATCTACTTTGAAGAACTCTGTGAACTCAGGGGAAGTCTCTCATTGAGATAATCCTGAGCCAAGCCTCGAAAGAGGAAGGTGCAACGACCATCCACGGCAGTGGAGTAGAGCCAAGCGGCTCGAAGCGCAGAGCATCCCCTTGGGATGGTGATATGGTCTGATCTGTATGGTGACATACAGCAGTCGAAAGACGGTCTTAGATTAGCGATCTAAGGCGAACATAAATGATGGTGAATACAAAGTGGTCCTAAACCGCCACCAGTTGACGACCCACGCATTCTTGATTGAACCAAGCATGTGGCGGTCTGCAGTGCTGCGTCCGTTCTC